TGTTGGTATACATTAATCCAACCTCCCACACCTCCATCTAGGGGGTTTTTTTTTGTCTTGACATCACCTAAATACTGGTGTATACTATGTTTATTGACAATCAATTAATCCACGAATCTAAATGTCATTCGCAGATCTAAAGAAACAATCACGACTCGGCAGTCTCACGTCCAAACTGACGACTGAGATAGAAAAGATGTCTAAAGGCACTAAAGTTGGTGCTGATGAGCGTGTATGGAAACCAGAAGTAGACAAAGCAGGTAACGGTTATGCCGTTATCAGATTTCTACCAGCACCAGAAGGTGAAGAACTACCTTGGGCAAAGTTATATTCACATGCTTTCCAAGGACCTGGTGGTTGGTACATCGAGAACAGTTTAACCACATTGGGTCAGAAAGATCCAGTATCAGAGTATAATAGAATACTTTGGAACAGTGGTGGTGATGGCTCACCTGAACGGGCACAAGCACGTAATCAGAAACGTAAGTTAACTTACATTGCCAACATCTATGTTGTTAAGGATCCAGCAAACCCACACAATGAAGGTGGAGTATTCCTCTTCAAGTTTGGTAAGAAGATCTTTGATAAGATAACTGCTTCTATGCAACCAGAATATGAGGATGAGACAGCAATTGATCCATTCGATTTCTGGCAGGGTGCTAACTTCAAGATGAAAATTAAGAACGTTGCAGGGTATCGTAACTACGATTCATCAGAGTTTGGTTCAGTTGAACCACTACTAGAAGATGATGATGCACTAGAAGGACTATGGAAGAAACAGTATTCTCTAGAAGAGTTTACTAAACCTACAGAGTTCAAAGCATATGCTGACTTAGAGAAGCGTATGGATAGTGTACTTAATCCAACCACAAAGACTCCTCGAATAGACCCAGAGGTTGCCGAGGAAGAACAACCTGTATACGTACAGAAGAAAGAACCTGTTGCAGCACACCCATCTACTTCTAACGAAGGACAAGTTGATGCTGATGATGAAGCACTAAAATACTTCCAACGCCTAGCGGAGGAGTAAGTGTATTACATTGCAGCAACAAGTCTTGACCTAAACCAAGCATGGAATATGTCTTGGGGTGAAGGCATCCAATTTATATTGGTACTCGCTTTCTTATATTGGTTAAAGAAGAGGATAGATCTTCACTTTGCTAAGAAGACATCCAAGATTGTATACAAGGTCAAGGTAGTAGAAGATTCACACATCAGTGTCGATCATGCTAACATAGATCATGCACACATCGATGACATCGGTGAGATACATGGTGATGTTACCACACATCCAAAGCCTTTTTAGCACAGGCAAATTCGATTTTTAATTCCCATAATTCGGGAAAAAAATCTCCGCAATTTTTTTGCGAAATACCTTTTTTGGAACTATCTTGGGGATAATATCCTTAAGTTAGTTCCTCTTTTATTTCTAGAATTAATGTATTGAGAAGAATTAGTATATGTCATAATTTTCTTCATATCGTCAATTACAAATTCTAACCAATTTGGTCGTAATACCCATATATTCCTTTTTGCTTCATTTTTCTCAATTTCCCATTCAAACCAAGTTACAGAATTTACTAAATCACTGCCTGTAACGGTTTTATTCGTTTCTTGGTCTAAAAACTCAAAACTGAAGTTTTGGTCAACTATGTTTCCTTTACCCATTACAAGATTTCCGTTACTATCAGTTATTTGCTTAGTTTCGTAATGATGGACAGATCTTAGTTGATCGTCACTATACTTATTGAGCAAATAGTTGTTTAAGTCACTTTGAGCAATAGGCCACTCTTCACGTACATTTAGTATATTATTAGATATTAGTATAACCCAATCTAACCCAGAATCACCATAAAGACGTTCTGCAACCTGATCTGGTCTAGTATCACCAATTATTGTAAATTTATCAAAAGAAGTGACATTTTGGAATAAGTCATCTCTTATTTTTGCACGTTTAAATAAATTCTTAGATAATGTATAATCTAAGCTTGAATTGTGCTTATTATACGTTGGTAACTGTATATTTGGGAATAAGTCGAAATAAGCCATTAGAATCCTACATCATCGGTATTTTCTTTGAAACCGCCTAAATCAGACGTATTTGCTTGAAGGTCTTTTAGGTCTGAAAATTCAGTACCCCATACAGTGTCCTCATAATGATCTTGGAATATAGGTGTTAACTCAGTAAAGTCACAAGTCATGTTACTTCTTACTGGCATAGCACCTGCATTATCATCATTATATGTCATCCATGAGTTTTCAGGAGTGTAGTTTATTGCACATTTAGTCATAGCACATATCTTCATCATACCAACACCACCTATTCTGTGAGCACCACTTCTAAAACGTATCCTGAACACATCTGGAGTATCTATGAATAGTCTATTTCCACTATTTCTCGATGGAGACATACATCTTTTCAAAAACTTTTGAATCTTTCTTACTTCAGATGCTTCATATGGGTCATTTGGTGCAAATAAGAAGTTAAATGAGAAATTCCTTAACTTAGGACCATTGAATAGTAGTTCTAAATTAGGGTTTATTGCTGAACCAGTAGCACGTGTCATCATTTGTCCTGGATCTACATTTATACCAAGACTACCTAGTGCAAATTGTGCTCCAAATGCACTTGCAAGTTTTTTGAATTCAGGCTCATCTGCTCCTAGACTGTTTATTATATTTTTAGCACTATTAGCTCCCGTTACACCAAGAGCCCATGGATCTGCACCAAACTGCCTAAGTGTGTTTGCTGCACCCATGAACGCAGCAGTAGTAAATGCATTAGCACTTTCATCACCCCATGAAATGCCGTTAGACATTTGTAATTCATTAGGTATTGGTAATTTAACTAAACCATGGTATTCTTGTATATTACTATTTCTATCTAAACCTTTAGTTATAGTATCTGAGGTAATTGTATCCTTGTCATTTTTCCAAGGTTCTTTTGCGGTTCCTCCATTATCATTTTTATCAAAAGCCTTAGCCATCAGAGATTGAGGTGCTTTATACTTAAATGCTTCTATTATTAGATGATCTTGTATATTATTCTTTTCGTAAGCACCTTTTGGATATGCATATCCAACTATTTTATCAGCATCTGGTATTGGTTGTATTCCTATACTTGAATTATTTTCATCATTTTCCTCAATTATAGCTGTATCATTATTTTCTTCAACTAAATTTGTTATTTCAGTTTCTTTAGTTATTAAATCAGCTTCTACACCATTTGATACTTCTTCTATTTCGGCAAATATTTCACCATTACCTGATCTATCAGCTGCTTGTGATGCTCTATTGTAAAATTCTGGACCTGCTTTCTTTAATTGGAGTTTATGTTTTGCTAGTATTTGTGACCATCTTTCCTTTGTTTCTTCTCTTTGTAGTACTAAATCTCTTACATTATCCTTGACTTCATAACCACCTATTCCAAATCTAGATGTAGTAACTTTGACTATATCAAGATAATCATTATTATTGACATCAGTACTATATTGTATAGCGTAAACCCTACCATCTAGTTTTACAGTAAATCTAGAAAGGGTAGATCCCCATGGTAGAGCACCTTGTTTTTTATTACTCATTTCCACATGCTCCTATTTGATACAGCAACTTCCGTTCCACGAAAAGTTCTTACGAAATCTTCTGTTGGTAGAGCAATTGCTAGTTCCCATTCTTCCATTGGAATATCCAGAAATGGTGATTCTACTTCTGATTTCAAGTATTTATGGAACCCACTGCTACCAAACATAAATCTATCCCATTCAGGATCGGCACTTTCCCTTAATCCATCTATTGTTTCTAATATATCTTTTCTTGCATTAATTGGATAATAATGTAAATTGCATCCATAAAAGAATCCACCAGCATCTATAGCAACGTATAAACAAGGTGTTTTGTCATATACTATCTTATCTGCAAGTTTTGCCTTATACCTAAACATGACAAGATGTCCTATTTCAGGTGATGTGACAAGTTTTGAGTTTGGTAGGTTGCTAGTTAATTCCAAGTTCTTTTTCGGTTAGTACTTTAAAATCCCATCTTCTATCTTTACAATATTCTTCTGCTGCTTTCCATTTTGCCTGATTTTTGGCATACTCATATACTTCTGCAACATACTTTTTAGTTCTTCTTTTTTGTTGTTTTGGTGGATTTACTTGTTTTAGTGGTTTGATCTCAATTATACTTTCTAAGGTTTTACCCTTATTGTCAACGTATTTAATATAGAAGTCTGGAAAGTATCTGTGGTATTTTTCATCTATTGGTGATTTGTAACGTATTACATGTTCTTCAGATGCCCACTTTATTATATTCTTATTAGTATCGCAATATTTCATAAATTTTAGTTCCCATAAAGACCTAAAAACTATGTTTGTTGGGTCACCCTTGTATTTTCTAGGTTTAGTTGGTCTAAACTTCCCACTATAAGCCATACATAGTATATAATGTTAGTCTTATTTAGAATAGATGGCTGGGAAGGAACTATTTGCTGGAGAAAGATTTAGAATACCTACCAATCAACTTTGGACAGTAGGTACTGAGTCTGGTGTAGTACCAGCATTTAATAATGTATATGATGTGTGGATAGATTTTAATAGTGCATTTAGTAATGATGGCAGCACTTTAGCGGGTTTTATCAATTCATATGGTATGAATAATAGTAATTTGACAGCTAATCCTGGTGATTATCTGGCATTATTTTGTTCTGAAGCAGTATTACCATCAACTAATATAGAAGTCAGTTCAGTTAGGGGTCTTAGGCAGGGAATAGCACAGGGATATGCATCATATAGAACATTTCCTGATGTGACATTGACATTTTATTCTCAAAGGGATTACTTCACTAATGATGTTTTTAATGCATGGACTGAATATATTTCTCCAACACATGTTCATGGTACAACCAAATTTGGTGAAAGCACTAAGGATAGGATGAATGATCAATTTGCATATAGGAAGATGAAATATCCCAACACATATAAGTGTGATATGAAGATAACAGCATTTACAAGGGATATTGTGAGTAAGTGGGATAGATTATATAAAAATGGTTATGTAGAAGTCCCAAATAGTATTCAATATAATTTAATGAATGCATTTCCAGTTAGTGTTGTTGCTTCACCACTAGCATATGGGGATGCTGAGTTACTTAAAACAACTGTTACCTTTAACTATGAGACATACTATACAGATAGAACTAAAATATCATATCAGCATGATTCACCAGATACTCTAAGCTTTTTTGATAAAGATGGTAATTATACTGGAGATCAACTTAATGGTATTGATAAAATGAATACTCCATTGGGTCTAAATTTTGGATATACTGAAGAGTCTGATGAAAATCAGGTTAGGACACCATTTGCAGAAGATAAAAAATTAGTTGAATCGATAAGTTATTTTGATAAAGATGGTAATTTTATTGGCGATCAGTAAAGCTCACTAAATAAAGCTACTGTAATGAATTGTTATGCCTTTACCCAAGGTTGTTACACCAACCTATGAACTGAAGTTACTATCTACAGGCAAGACATGTAAGTATCGACCATTCCTTGTTAAGGAAGAAAAGGTACTATTACTTGCCCTTGAGGATGGTGACTCAAAAACTATATCTACTGCCATTAATAAGGTTCTTAAGAACTGCATAATGACACGTGGTGTTAGAATCGAAAATCTACCCAGTTTCGATATTGAATACTTATTTCTGAATATACGTGGAAAGTCTGTTGGTGAAACAGTGGAACTAAACGTAGTATGTGAGGATGATGGTAAGACTCAAGTTCCACTAACAGTTGATGTTGGTGATATTAAATTGGTTGTACCAGATGAACATAATGAAGACGTTGATTTGGGTAGTGGGTTACATATTAAGTTGAAGTATCCTTCAATGCAAGAGTTCCTTAATACGAACTTTAATGTAACTGAGAACAAAGGTGACACTATTGATACTGCCTTTAAGTCAGTAGCAAAGTGTATAGACACGATTTATAATGAAGAGGAAGCATGGTCTTCCACAGACTACTCTGAAAGGGAACTTGTAGATTTCATTGAACAACTTGACTCTAGCCAGTTTGCTAAAGTTGAGAAATTCTTTGCAACAATGCCTAAGTTGCAGTACAAGACCACTGTTGTTAATCCTAATACAAAGGCTGAGAATGAGATAGTAATTGAGGGCTTGTCATCTTTTTTCGCATAATGCTATATCATAGCAGTGTGGATTCTTTTTATGAAATTAATTTTGCATTAATGCATTATCATAAGTGGAGTCTATCTGAAATTGAGAATATGATACCTTTTGAAAGAGACATTTATATGAAATATCTACTAAATGCTCTGGAGAAAGAAAGACTAGAAGCACAGCAAGCAGCTAATGCCTAGAAGAAAAAAGTATACTGGTGATGTACTACCTAAGTCTCGGATGTTTCCGATGGCTGAACCTGAACGTCAAAATACTGCCACTGAACCTTTGGTTAGAAGGTTAGACGTTGCTGGTGCAAAGTTGGAGAAGATGCAGCAACAGATAGAAGATAATAAAGGATTGACACCGAAGATATTGAGGAATTTGGGTAAGGTAACATTAGAATTTGAACAGGTTAATAATAATCTTGACAGTTTAAGAGGTACTATATTAAGAGACATGTCTGCTAAACGTAGGTTTATGCAACAGGAACGTAGACTTATAAAGGAAGAGAAGAAGGTTATAGAAGAAACAAGTAAAAGTTTAAGTATTTCTAGAATTGCATTTGGTGCTGTAGCAGGTTTTGCAGCAATTAATAATCTTAAAGACGGTGATATTGGTGGATTTTTAGGTAATACTTTACTTGCTGGAGCAGTAAATGCTGATATAGTAAGTAGTATTGTAGGTGGTCTTGGTTTAGGTGCTTTATTACGTGGTCGTGGAGCTCAAACAGCAACACGGGTTACTCAGGGTGCTGGTGTGAGTAAGGGTATGGGATTGATGAAACATCTAAAGAATCCTAAGATAGGAATACCATTAGCACTTTTAAGTTTGCTAGGACTATCTCAGATGGGTAAAGCAAATGCATCAGAACCAATAACTTCTACTGGTACTGGTATTGATAAAAAAGATCTTAGTAGATTTGATGAATTAAATAAACAGTTTCAAGCTGCTTTAGTACCTTTAATAAAACTGACCAGTAAAGGTAATATATTAGCTGGTGCGATGACAGACGCACAAGAATTGAACTTAAGTGATGAAGATTATAAGTGGTTAGCATATGGTGTATCAGCAGAAGCTGCTAGGGGTACTGATGATGAGCATGCTGTAGCAGCATCTATCTTGAATAGGGTATCATCAAAACATTTCCCTAATAGTATAAAGGAGGTTGTGTTACAAGAGAATCAATATGAGGCAGTTACTAAAGAACGTGCATTCCATGATAAGAAATTACAAAAGCAATTATCATCTATTGAAGGACAGGATAAAATTGCAAGTGCATTAGCACTACTAGAAGGTAGAACAGATTTTAAAGGTCAAAGTCAATTACATAATAGAGTTGAGAAAGAAGACCCTATGTTTGATGAGAAGGGTAACTTCTATCATTATTGGTGGCAACAACCTGGTGCAGTAAAACCTGAAGGATGGAAGCAACCTAACTGGCAACAGTTCATGTCAATAAATCAGGATCCTGATGAGACAACAAAGGTTAAGACAAATAATAATATGGTATTACCTTTCATGTCTGCACAGAATAAAGGTGGTGGTTCAACACCGCCATCTTCACCTAGCACTGGAAGTTTGCAATGCTTCCCTGATTTTAAATCAGTAGATGAGTTTGCTTGTAATCTATTATTAGGTGCTGGTACATGACAATAGATAGTAGCAAATTAATACCAAAGACAGAAGCAATAAAGTTTAAGACTGCAAGGTTAGTCAATGTTTATAGTAGATCTAATTATCTTGATAATAGATATTTGAAGCAAAATATCTTATTCAAAGAGGACTTATTTAAGGAGAAGGAGAAATTATATGATAGTCTTAGTAAGAGTCAGAAAGATCTTGGTGATGATGTAAAAAGGGGAGCTACTAAGTTAGGTATATTAGGTGGTGGTGCTGGTGCAGGTTTGTTTAGTAGATTATTTAAAAAAGGAAAAGCACCTAAAGTAAAGATTACAGGTGATGTTCTTAAAAATACCAAACTTCCAAAGGCAAAGGGAGTTGGTGTAGGTGGTGGTATATTGAATTTTGGTCTTGATGTAGCGTCAGGAACACCAGTAGATGAAGCAGCTGTTGGTAGTGGTGGATTCTGGGCTGGTGCAAAGATAGGTGCTGGATTGGGATTCTTTATACCAGATGGACCTTTGATGGTTGCTGGTGAACTTGTTGGTGGTCTTGTTGGTGGACTTATAGGTGAGGCAGCAGTTAAAAAGTTATATCGTAAGATGATGGGTAGGGAGGAAAATTCACAAGATGTAGTTGATAAGATTGAACCAGAACCTGTAGTAAATCATTTTGACAACTCCCTTACTCTTTACAGTAGATCTGTAGAGATGATGGAAGCTGTTAACTGGGAAAAACTTATTGCTAAGAATGAGGATAAGAAGGAGGACAAGGGAAAGTCGCAGGAAGAAAAGAAAGTTGATCCACAGACTCCTATAGTAGAAAAGGGTAAAGATACTATAACTGAGAACAATATAACAGAAAAAGAATTCCACACAACTGAGATAACCAAGATTATTGAGAAGATCAATACTAATAAAGAACTTACAGTACGTGAGAGAACACTACTTGTAGATAATGGTATAGATGATTTTGCTGTTGGTGGTAAGACTCAATCTATTGTGGGTGATCTTGTAACTTTAGGTGCTAGTGCTGCTGTAGCAGTTAAAGCACCAGTTATAGAATCTAAAACTATGTCTGGTGTCAATCTATGGAATAATGTGAAACAAACTATCAGTAGGAAAAAGAAATTAGATAATGTAGTTACTAATGATATTACACCATTTAATGTTCCTATTAAGGATGCTACTGGTATTGTTATTAATCACAATAGCGGTATGAGGAATTTATATAGTAGAAATACTAATACTATAAATTGGACTGAGATAATACGTCAAGCAAGGACACAATGAAACCTATACTTGCTATATCTCCAGGAAATCCTAAATCTGGCACAACTTCATTATTCTTTAGTTTATCTCATTCAGGATTTGCTAGTTATCCTTTATTCAAAGAACCTCAATATTGGAGAAGAATTTTAAGAGATAATGAAAATCAAATCAAATATAACTCTGATACTGGAGAACGGTATGAACAGGATTGGGATTGGAAAGGGCAAGGATTTAAATCTCAAGACCTTTTCTTGAGACATATTTCTTCTAGAATTATACATTATTCTAAGAATCCTCAACCATGGATGAGTGTAGAGGATTACTCGGATTTACTTGATAGAGTTATCTGTCATTTACCGACATGGAAGGATTATAGGTTGTTATATCTATCTACATCACACGATAAACCTGTAATGGATTTTTCTTTAATGAATGGTGTTCTAACCAGTGAAGAGTTGGATATAGTAAAGTCTGAATTGGATGAACATTTTGATATTAGAGTTATTATTTGTTTACGTGACTATGATTCATGGTTAAGATCATGTAAGAAACATTTTATAAGTGTACCTGATGGTGATTCTGCTGAAACATATCATCGCTATAAAAACTTAGTAAAAAAATTCTCATCAAAGTGGCCGACTATGATTGTTAAAATGGATGATTTAGATAATAAAGATGGTGTATTGTCTACTGCATTAAATGACTTTATGGGTATAAATATTCCTAAATCTTGGAAAGTGGGTAAATTTAACATAACATCTCCAACACTTGAAGTTGTAAATGGGTTTGGAGATGACTGGGATGTTCCTTATAAAGAGAATAAACAGTATTATGAAACTGTAAAAACTGGTATAGTATAATGGCTGATTGGTTACAGAACGCTAGTTTAAAGAATCTTACCTATACTGGTGATGGTGTACAGGCAACTGACATCAGGATGCAACATAATACCATCGAGTACCATGAAAGTATATTTGATCCAAGTATTCATATGGAGATTGGTATACAGGATACTATTGGATTTATGGATCTAACACCTATAAGATCAGGTGGTAGACTTAATATTAAAATAGAACATGAAACAGGTGAGATAACATATGGAGATACAAACCCATTAATACTATCTAATATTACTAATAATCTTAGAGAAGGTAAACGAGAGTTCTATACTTTACAGGGTGAGACTAAAGGAACCTATGATAATCAGATGACTAGGGTTAGTGGTAAGTATAAGGGTAACATAGGTGATTCTGTTGAGAAGATATTGAAGGACGTGATGCAGGTTTCTGAAGATAAGATTGATGTAGAGCAGACATTGAATGGTTATCATTTCATGGGTAACATGAAGAAACCTTTATACTGTATTGCATGGTTACGTAATAGATCTATACCCCACACGGCAGAGAATTCCACAACCAAGGGACATGCAGGGTTCATGTTCTGGGAAGATATGGATGGATACCATTATAAGAGTATTGAAAGTATATTAAAGGAAGAACCTGAGTTTGAGTATGAGTATAGGGAGGATGGTGAAAGTATCCATACAGATACTAACTATAAACTTATAGCACCACCTATATTCAGTACTAACCATGATGTACTCAAGAAGTTACGAGATGGTGCATATAAGAGTACTAATATATTCTTTGATTTATTAACAAGACTACCTGCATTACATGAATACTCATGGGATGATGGCGAGCATACTACTATGGGTGCTGATGAACCAATACCAGAGATAGCAGCATCACCTAGTAGAAGAATGTTAGGTCTTGTTGACATAGGTGCTATGGCATTCGAGGAACCTCCCGAAGGTGAGACAGCATCTATGAATATGACTAAGTACCAAGCACAGGCTGTCTCTAGGTTATCGAACTTATTTTCGCAAACCCTGAATATTACGGTTCCACTTAACCTAAAACTAAGAGTAGGTGCTATGATAACGTGTAAACTACCTAAGCTAAATACAGCTGCTACGGATTTTCGTAGTAGCCCTGCCAAGGGATCTTATATGATAACTAGGTTATCCCATAAATTCCTATCAAAAGGTGCAGTGACCGCTTTGGAGCTTGTACGAGACTCTTACGAAGAACTTAAATGACAACTGAAATCCCTAAACATGACCTCGAACATGAGGTTTATATTGATCCAAAGGATCATAAGGAGCATGTCAATCATGGCATGATTGAATATACTGAAAAGGACTTGGAGATGCACAATGATGCTTTCCATGATCACACAGAAGAAGAAGTCGTACCTAATGAAGGTAAGATAAACGATTGGCACACACGCCATGAAGATAAGCACCTAGAAGTGTATTGTGATAACCATCCAGATTCACTGGAATGTCGAGTGTATGACGATTAATGCTAGAACAAAGTTTTTCTAAAATTAACTTTATAGGTGAAGACGGTTTCCATTGGTTTATCGGTCAAGTCACTGCTGATGAAGCATGGCGTGATTATAGTATAGCGTATGGTTATCGTGCCAAAGTTAGAATTTTAGGAAGACATCCTAGCACTAACGAAGTACCAGACTCGGAACTACCTTGGGCACACTTTTTACTACCACCTAGTTTAGGTTCAGGTACTAATGGTGCTGGTCATACTTTCTTTATACATGGGGGTGAGACTGTAATAGGTTTCTTCCTCGATGGTGAGGATATGCAGCAACCCATCGTACTTGGGTCGTTGCATAATGCTGACTTCATACCAGCAGAAGGTGTGAAAGCATGGAATAAAGTTATCTCTGATGAATCATCAGGATTTAAACCTATTGCTTTCAATAACAATCTGAAGTTTGGTATGCATCATTCACCAGTATCTGCTGGTAAGATTCATAAAGCAGGTGTTATACCTGATGAAAACAATGAAGTACGTGATGACGACAGGAAGCCTTTAAAGGCAAAGTTAACAGTAATAAATGATGAACAACGATTGATACGTAAAGCAAAAGCATGCACAGGTTCTGCTGGCTTTATGAGTGATGTTGCTAAAGCATTAGCATCATTTACTGAAATCGTAGGTGGTCTCCAGAAAACTGTTGACGGATTTATCGATCCTATCCTTAATCAGATATATGATATTAAGAACCTAGTTAAGCGAATTAGTAAACTGATATCCAGACAGTTTGCAAAACTGATTCGCTTGGCTCGGAAGTTTATGTTCGAGAAGATCTACAAGTTAGTCGAACAGGCACTAGGTTTCTTAATACCAGATAACTTACTAAAGGATATCGCTATTAAAAAGAGTATCGATGGAATCTACTGTGTTATTGAGAATATTATTAAGGGATTAGGTAGCTTTATATCTGATTTCCTTATGGGGTTGATTGGTAAGGTCGTAAATCTTCCCCTTTGTGCTGCTGAACAGGCAATCGCTGGTCTTATGTCTAACTTGACTAATAAGATCCAAGGTCTTATCGGACCTTCACTAAACGGTATCATGGGTATACTTGGTCCGATTGGTTCATTCATGGGATTTATGAACAAAGCGATGGGTTATGCTCAGATGGGTCTTAACTTCTTATCATGTCAAGGTCAAGAGTGTGATACAGAACCTTATGATTGGGCTACTAACTTTGGACCTAGCAAGAAGAGCATGGTTGACTTCCAAAGAGCAATCAATATATCATCACAGTTTAGTAAGTTAGATCTGGGTGGTAAGATAGAGGACTTTGTTGATGGTATATTCCCCACAGGTGGTACAGGTTCAGAAGATGTGGCTGCTCTGGTTGGTGACTGTTCCACTGATGCTAAGTTATGCGGTCCTCCTAAGATAGAAATATTTGGTGGTGGTGGAGTAGGAGCAGCAGCAAATGCTGTCATCAACTCTATTGGTCAAGTGGTTGGTGTTAATATGAAGAGTCTTGGTCTTGGTTATAAGAACACACCTTTTGTTACTATAATTGATAACTGTAATAATGGTAGGGGTGCTACTGCACGGGCAGTTGTAGAAGATGAGAAGGTTGTTGATATTATCATAGAATTACCTGGTGGTGGATACTTAGGTCCTGATGATTCAACAGGAACTGATGAAGGTACTGAGGTTGTAGGTACAGTAGATGATGGTGATATTATTAACACTGGTGTAGGTTATACTGGTGATGATACTATAACTACTGGCAATGGTGATACATTTAAACCTATTGTAGATGATGATGGACGTATCATTGGTATGGAAAATCTGGTCAAAATACCTGGTGTAACTGACTTCCCAACATTCACAATAAATAGCGATACTGGTTATGGTGCTATCATTCAGCCCATAGTTAAGTTTACTGAACCTGATAAGGATTTAATTATTCCAGAAGGTACTAAAGTTTTAACTGTAATTGATTGTGTCTAAAAAAATAACTCCACCATTAATCTTCAATAACCCTGAAGATGGTACTTTAATTATTGGTTCTGAAAGTTCAGCAGTATTGAGGACTAGACAGGTTCAGTTAGCTGCTGGTTCTGGAGCAAATGTACGTTTGTTTGAAGATGGTGGATGGGAAGTTAAAGCACAACCCAATGATAAGGGTTCAAATATTATACAGAAAGGAGAAGGACCCCTTAATATTGAGTCAGAAGGTGACCTTAATATAGACTGTAAAGGTACATTATCCATTACAGCAGACAAAATAGTCTTTGATTGTGATGATTTTATTACTCAAGCATCCAATGATATTAGATTAGAAGCAGATAATAATACTACTATACTAGGTACTAACATAGTAATTAAAGCAAATCAGAATGTTTTGACATCTTCTGATGGTTGGAACATCATATCAGGTAACCCAGTATTCATACATGAAAAGAAAAGTAAGTTGATACCAACGGGTGTGGGTGATGTTATAGATATGTTATTGGATCAAATTGTTCTAGGAGTATAACATGGCAATCGCAGGTGAGTTAGGAGCATCAAAACTTTATATTGGACCAGAACTGCCTATTAGGAAGGATCAGTCGCTTCTTACTTTAAACAGTTTAGATCCTTTTGCTGGTACATTATCATGTGTTGGTCCTGCTTTCTTTGGAGCACCTACTAATGTAGGTTTTGCAAGGGCAGTTGTTAATATTGGACCTAATATTCCTGGTATTACAGGTGGTTTTGTATCTGGTATACCATTACTAGCATTGGATGTTACTGGTGGAACCCATCACTATGGGTGGATGAATAACTTTGCTATCAGTAATTTCTTTAGTATATCCAACACCATAGGTGTCAATAATAGGATAGGTGCTAACAACGACATTGGCTTTTTGAACAGATTAGGGTATAATACTGGTATTGGCGGTGAGTCGAATGCTCAACCTGTACAGGGTGATTTCTGTCCAGCGAAGAAGTCGGCTGCACCAGTTTATCGACATTATGGAATGATCATGGCTGATGAAGTGATGACCAGTTCTGGTAGGACTCTTTCTACTAGAAAAGGTTTTGATATTAAACATCCTAATAAGGAAGGACATAGACTGAGACACATTTGTGTTGAAGGTCCTGAGGCAGCAGTCTATGTACGTGGTACAGTAACTAAAGATGGTATCATAGAACTACCAGATTACTGGAGAGGTCTTATTAAGAAAGAGACTATCACAGTGACACTAACACCTATCGGTGTCTATCAAGAATTATTTGTTGACAGAATAGAATGGGGGCAAAGAGTCTTCATTAAGAATAATGCTGGTGGTGCTATCAATGCATACTATACCGTATGGGCAGATAGAGTTGGTCCTGAGTTGCATGTAGAATACGAAGGAGAATCAGCAGCAGATTACCCTGATGACCAGTCAGAATATAGTATTGCTGGATATCATTACGATGTCAAGGAATAGACAGGTAGCATCCCCTGTGGTATAATACATACTGTAGTCTCAGTTTTTTTATGATTGACGAGTGCGTTAGCTTGATCGAAGTGGATGTCATGAACAAGACCTATTGCATCTATGGTGAGGATGGGTCTGTTAATGAAGTGCTTTGTGACACAATAGATCAGTTCCTAAATGTCTTAGATCTTGTCAGAAGTAATTCTGATAGAACTGAGGTTGTTTATCTATCCGATGGCAGCGATTAGATGTCCTATGTGTGGACATATATGTAGTAGTCGTATAGAATTTGGTTCCCACATCAAACGATGTAAAAAAGCAAATTCTAAATTTAATTTCAACCCTAAAAGAAAATCGAAACCTAAGAAAAAAAGATGATGAATCCTTCAGATGTTAATGATCCAGATTTTATATCTGAAAATGTTTTTAGGATTGCTATGCTTAATGCTGATGGTGACCACTGTTGGTTAACTGATCACAATAAGACACCAAAAATTAATACCTTTAAGTATAGTAAGAAAATTAAGTTTTTAGCAAATGCATATCCTACTCATACACATACTTGGAGCACTGAACGTAGAGCAAACAATGCTATAGCAAGTATACCATTCACTAAAATTAGACAGAAGTTATTTACTGTAGAGTCAAGACCTGACAAGATAGTAGATAGAATATTCTATAGGTTTGCTGTTAGAGATGAAGGTAAACCACTGATGTGGTTACGTGAGGATGAGTCTTGGGATCAATTAATATGGGATGATACGGTCTTAATAGACGACATCCTAGACGCTTTTGACTTCATGGATACTTTTACTCAAAGACAAAAGGATTATATTAAGTTGGTTAAGTGTTATGATTACGGACCACCAGACTGGGCTTGGGATTATGAATTTGTAGTCCGTAGGAGTTGTATATATTGTAAGACTGAATTTACTCCTTAATATACTCAGCGTAATCAGGGTCTTCTAGTGCTGCTATTAGACCTTCTTTTTTGCTTATTTGATCATCAATCATTTCCATAGAGTTAGTCATACCATACTTACGTAGTTCATATCTTGCTCTTTCTTCCTTAATAATATTAACATGCTCTATTACAGCATCACGTTCTGCACGTAATGCTGGTAGTTTTGCATACTCAGCATCAATAGTTGCTTGGGTTCCATCACAGTTAGTTCCATCACTACCTGATACGAACTCTAAGTAACTACCAACTAGAACTGTTGCTATACCAGTATATGTACCAATACCACTATTAGTACCGTCTAGTACTGTAATAGTTTTAGCAAAGGGATCTTCACCACTGAATGCCCAGCTGTGTAGTTGCACCTGATCGTATGCAATTTCTCTACTAAGTGCTGCTGGATCTCCATCCTCATCTGTACCAGCAAGGACAGGTTCTCCATCTATTTCAGAGCAGTCACTTGCTGCCGTTCCAGTATCTAATATCGTTTGTAGGACTGCATTTATACTATTATTGACTTCATTTATCTTATCATCCAGACCTTCTACTGCTGGTTGGTATCTGTCTATCATTTCATCACAACCTTCTATGACTGTAACCAGTTCATTGTTGTGATCACCTGAGAATATCTTTACACCATCAAGTGTCTTTTGTATATCTTCTCTTTGCTGTTTATCTTGTTTGATTTCACGAGCATAAGACGCAATCAAGTATTGGGTTTTAGGACCAACTGCCATGGTATAAATAAGTTGAAGAGTAGGTGTCAGTATTTATTAGGCTATGCCGTTAAGCAGATTGGAAAATTTCCTGAAGAACGTTCAGGGCAATGTCATATACGTAAACCCAGAAGAACTGGATGCAACGGATGATATTGGAAATACTGGTAACTCAAGAGCCAGACCTTTTAAGACTATTCAACGTGCGTTGATTGAGTCTGCTAGATTCTCGTACCAGATTGGAAAGGATAATGATAAGTTCGATAAGACTACTATACTTGTAAGTCCAGGTACACATTATATTGACAATAGACCAGGATATAGTATAAACACAGACGGTGACTTGTTTGATGTTAACGGCACATCAGTACAGATAGACCAGTTCAGTGTTGGTACTAACTTTAATATACATGATCCTAACAACGAATTATATAAGTTTAATAGTATCCACGGTGGTGTTATCATGCCACGTGGTACATCAGTTGTTGGACAAGACTTAAGAAAGACTAAGATAAGACCTAAGTATATACCAGACCCACATAATAATAACCTACCTAGAACTTCTATCTTTAAAGTAACTGGTTCATGCTGGTTCTTTGGATTCTCATTCTTTGATGGTGACCAACAGGATAGAACTTTTAGAGATTATACTAAGAGTGTATACACACCAAACTATTCACACCATAAACTAACTTGTTTTGAGTTTGCTGATGGTGTTAACAATGTTGGTGATGGTAACCTTGCCACCACTGACCTTGACATGTACTATAACAAGTTAACACTTGGTTATGGTACTAACAGTGGTAGAGCATTACCTAACTACCCAGCTAACAACGACTTTGAGACACAGATCGATGAGACCCGTATTGTTGGTGCTATCAGTCAGTTAGGTGCTATTTCTATCAAGGACATATATTCTGGTAGAAATACAAGTGACACTACTGCTACTCCAGTTGTTACTGTTATCACTAAGTCTGACCATAGGCTTAATGTAGATACACCTATCCTTATTACTGGTGTTGATAACCCTGAGTATGATGGTAGTTACATGGTAACTGGTGTTGTTAATGACACTACATTTACCTATGCATTAGCTACAACTCCTACATCAACAGCAACACCGTTGTTGGTTAACAAGGAACCATTTGTAACTATTGAGTCTGATACAGTTACATCATCCTCACCATATATCTTTAACTGTTCTATTAGATCAGTATATGGTTTGAATGGTATGGATTGTGACGGTGACAAAGCCACTGGTTTCAAATCAATGGTTACTGCACAGTTCACTGGTATATCACTGAACAAAGATGATAATGCTTATGTTCTATACAATGAGGAGACAGGTATATGGGAAGATCAAGCAACACTAGGTTCATCTGTATCATTACACACTAACAGTAGGGCAAGACACAAACCCGAATGGGAGAACTTCCACGTTAGGGTGGCAAGTAATTCTATTATACAGGCGGTATCTGTTTTCGCTATTGGTTATGCTAAACACTTTGTTGCAGACAAGGGTGGTGATATGTCTATCACCAACAGTAACAGTAACTTTGGTGCTAGGGCATTAGAAGCTGATAAGTATAGATTTGAGGCGTTTGGTAAAGATGATGCAGGTTATATCACAGAAATTATTCCGCCACAAAAAAATACTAGGGGTGAAACAAGATATAACTGGGTTCCAGTTGATGTAGACAACACAGATAACTTATTCACAGGCACAGGTTTACCAACTGGTATAGGTTCTACTGATACTAAACTGTTACTACATGGTTATACTCAGAAGGATGCTTTACCACCATTCGTAACCAATGGTTATAATATTGGTAACAAAGAGAATGAGATAGTATATGCAAACATAGAGAATGCGATATATGCATCTCCTATTCTTATGCCAGTACCCCAGTCAAATCCTGACGAAAGGGTAGTTGCTAAGAAGGAGTCTGAGGTTCTCAGGGAAAATGGTATAAACAAGATTACAGGGTCACGTTTTACATTAAGAAAAGACCATAAGTTCTTACAGGGTGAGTCTGTCAGGATATATTCTGAAGATGGTTCATTACCTGATGGTATAGAGTATGGCAGAATGTATTATGTGATTCCAGTTGAAGGAGCACCTGATGAGATTGATATTGCTACAACATATAATAATGCTCTTGCTGGTACTGAAGGTAGACTTCTTGGTATAAACAACCTAGGTGGTAGTTTAAGGATAGTATCTACAGTTGAGGATAAGGAGCCAGGGCAGCCAGGTCATCCAATCCAGTATGACGAAGATCTTGGATTCTGGTATGTTAACGTAGGTGCTGGTAATACTATAAGTACTGGTATTAATACTAACACTGCTACTATATCACCTAAGACACAATCACTATTCATATACAGAAAGCCAGACCAGAGAAGTGCTGAAGATAAGACCTATAGAGTTAGATATGTTATACCTGAGTCAGCAACACTAGCTGCAGCTCCTAACAATGGATTCTCTATTGAGGAATCATCTGCTGTTATTGATGATGACATGTATGGTTCAGTTAATGATACACTTACAAGTGTTAATAACTTAAGAACCAGTACTAATATAGTTGATGCTACATGGGCTGGTAATGTTGCTATCGTTACTGCACAGAATCCACATAGACTGAATGTTGGTAATATTGTTGAAGTTACTAGGTTGAAGTCTGAGAATAATGCTAATGGTTTAGATAATCTAGGATTTAATGGAATATACAGTGTTCTTGCTATTACTGATAGTAAGACATTCTCTGTTGGACTAAACACTAACCCAGGCAGCATCAGTACAATATCTAATGCTGGTATACCTTATACAGTACATGATGCTACTGTTATTGGTAGTGGTAGAACTGATAGTCCATACTTTGTTAAGAGAACCTTTGGTCCTTCTTATCAGATATATGCTAACACACCTGTTCAAGAATACAAGAAGGATGTACAGGATGGTGTCTATGACTTATCATTCTTATCGTATCATAGCACTCCAGAGGTAGCACCTTTCAATACTGACGAGCATTCATTTGCACAGGATTACCGTAACGTAGTACCTAAAGTAAGTATTGATAACCCAGAGGATGATCCTATTGCTGCTAAGACTTATGCTGTAAGGGATGATATTGGTGATGTTAATACAAGTGACCCAGCCAGGTCACTAACCAAGGAATCATTAGACTCTATGATTGAGTCTATGGGTATTGGTATAGGTATTACTTCTGCTGAAGTTAATGGTAATATACTGACTGTTCATACTGCTACTGAGCACGGATTGAATGGTGTTAAGGCATTTACTATAACATCAGCAGGTACAAACTATGGTACTCAGTCAGGTGGTATTGAGAAATTCTACAGTGCCCGCTTAGTCGGAGGTGCTGGTAAAGGTGCTACTGCCGATGTTACTGTAAACACTGCTGGTGCTATAGCGAGTCTTACTATAAGTGATCCTGGTTCATCATATAATATAGGAGATCAACTCACTGTGCTTGGGGTCCCCAAACATAGTCTAAGTGGTAGTGACTGTACTATAACAGTAAGCGAGATCAGAAATAATACTGGTGATGCTATAGAAGTTGTTGGTGTATCAAGTACAAACTATAACGGGTTGTTCCGTATTCAAAGCGTTCCATCTTCAAGGTCTATCAACTATGTTGGAGACGGACTGGATGCTGTACCGTTTGGACAAGGTACAGGATATGTGTATCAT